GGAGATTATTGGTGTGATGTAAGTTACGGAATGATGGCGGGTCTAGATCCAAACCGCGCATTAGTATTTGGTTTACAGGCTCGTGGAGATAAGTTAATTAGCCGCGACTTTTTGCGTCGTCAGATGCCTTGGGATATGAACGTTACCCAAGAAGAAGAAAAAGTTGAAGTTGAAGAACTGCGTGATTCACTCATGCAAGCAGTTGCATCATACGCAAATGCAATTCCTCAAATGGCAATGCAAGGACAAGATCCATCAAAAGCAATTATAGCACTTGCTGCTGCAATTAAAGGTCGTCAAAATGGCGATGCTATTGAAGATGTTTTGGCTCAAGCCTTTGCACAACAAGTCTCCCCGCAAGTTGCAGCCCCTGGTCAACCAGGCGAGGCTCCTAGCGGGGAACCTACTCCACAAGGAATGCCGCAAGGTATGCCACAACCACCACAAGGTGGACAAGCATCATCACTGCAAAATTTACTTGCAGGACTTTCATCTTCTGGTTCACCGCAATTATCTGCGAATGTTGCCAGACGCTCACCCGCCTAACGTTACGAGTGAGAAAACAAAACCCTATAGGAGAAAATAAATGGCAAAAGTAGCCCCACAGATGAAGGCAAGCCTTTCAACAAAGGTTCCTTCACCAGCAAATCAAGGTGGACATGGTTCATCAGAAGCAACAACACAGAAGACAAGTATTCAATCTGCACCATCAGTTAAGTCAACTGGTACATCAGATATTAAGTTTACAGTACAACCTTCTGGCACCCGCGGATCAAACCCAGGCGCTAAGTAACCTTCATGCAAGAGGGCGAACGGATTCCTACTCGTTTTAACAAGTGGGATATGTTTGCCCTTATTGCTGATTTAATTTCTAATATTTTTATAGCCTTTGCTAATTTTACAAATGCGCTAACAAGTATGTTTGACACAGAAGCAAGTTTCGTGGAAGATAAAAAACACTTTCACGAGTATGCCGCTCGGACCATTGAGACACTAAACGAGGGAGACTAGTCATGCCACAGGCAGCAAAGCCAGCAATGACATCAGGCCCAGGGGCTTTAAGCCGACGCACCGATGGTGGACCAGCATCAAAGCAAGCACAACGTTACGTCTCTGGCATGCCTTTTTATGGCGATGGTCAAGATCTAATGAACCTGCAAGCACAAGCACCAATGGCACAGACACGCATCGGCAGCAATCCACCTTCACCTAGCGCAATGGCGCAAATGGCACAGCAAGGTGGACAGCCACAGCAACAGCAACAACAAGCACAGCCACAACAACCAATTACACCTTTATCTGCACCCACTCAACGTCCTAATGAGCCAGTAACTACAGGTTCACCACTTGGTGCTGGTGCAGGACCAGAAGCCCTTGGAATTATGCCAGGTCAAGTTACACAAGGTGGACAATCTGCGAAGAATCTTGTACAGGCTCTTGCTTCAAATCGTGACGCTTCTCCTGAATTGCAGGCCCTTGCCTCTAAATTAGGGAAATAATTAATGTCTTTAATGCAACCAATGCAACCTACTACTCAAGCAAATATTGCTGGTGGACCAAATGTAGGCAAAGCAAATGACATGGTTCAAGGCAATCAAATGTTTGTTAAACAAAATCCATCTTTAGCAGCGGCTGGTGTTGCTTCTGGAAGCCAAGATACATTTAATACTCTTGCTGCAACTTCACATATGATTGCTGTTGCTTCTGCGCTTGACGATCATGTTGCTACATACAATTCTGGTGCATGGCTTAATAATGCACTTAAAGACACAAAAGACATTTCCAATGCGCTTATTCCAAATGCTATTGAAAGAATGATAGGCGGGATGAATCAGTGAGTAATAACCAACCACTTCCCGCAGCACCTGCTCCAACGCCTACACCAAATCAAGGTGGTTTTTGGAACGATCTTAAAAACATACCAGGCGAAGCAGTTAAAGCAGTTACCAACCTTCCAGTAGTTGGAAAAGCAATTGGTACTGCTATGTCATGGGCTAATAAACCTTTGCAAGAAGTACAAAAAGATTACAAATTTATTCATAGCCTTTATGCTGACCATGGTTTTATTGACGGAACAATTGGTTCCCTTGGTGTACTTGCTGGTGCTGGTATTAGCATTGCTGGAGTACTTGCTGCTCCAGAAACTGGCGGCGCTTCTCTTGCCCTTACCGCTGAAGGTGCCGCACTTGGTGCTGGCATTGGCGAAACTGTTGAACGTAATATCCTTGGTCGTGCCACTCCAGCGTTTAAAGATTCTTTTCAAAAATCTAACGATCCAAATTATTTAGTTTCATTTGGTCGTGACACCGCAAACCTTGCAAGCAAAATACCTGGATTTAGTACCCTTGCTAATACTAATACAGGTGTTGGACAAGTTGTTTCGGGCATTGCAGATGCTTCATTTGATTTTGAAGCAGACCCACTTGCAATTGCTGGTAAACTTAAAGGACAAATTCGTAGTGGTGATAATATTGCCGTTGCTAAAGAAATAGATCCTACTACTGGTGAAATAACAACTAGCATTAATCCTCAAACTGGCAAAGCAATTGCTCAGGCTACATTGCCATTTGCTTCTTCTGCAACTGGTCTTCAAAACTTTTTCTTAGCAAATTCAATGGTTGTACATAGTGCGGATCAATTGGATTCAGTTCTTGCTAGTCCGCTTTCAGGCGGCATTAATCGTGCTATTGATGACATTACCGCAAAAGCAAAAGCATCACCAAGCACCGCTGTTGCAGACATTGCCAATACTTATGGTGTTAAAAATGGTTGGTCCAGACCAATGGTTAAGGCTCTTGCTAATGTAACAGATCGTGAACAAGTAGTACAAATTTTTAAACAAGCAATGTATGCTAAAGAACTTGCTGATAATTCTGAAGAGGCTATTGGGCAACTAAAATTACCTAGCAAATCTGTAGGTAAATTACTTAGCGAAAAAATTGGTCTAGAGCGTATTAAAAATAGCGCACAAGGCACAACATTTAACGATCAAGTAAATCTTTTAATTCCTCGTAAATCTGCTGTTACAGATCCAGTAACTGGCGCACCAGTAATTAATCCAACAACAGGCGAGCAAGTTTTTAAAATGAATGCACCAGCATTGTTTAAGCCAGGCAATGGTGCTGTTATGAATGCACTTGCTGGTAAAGTTCGTACTTTTACTGGTCGTCGTCCTTTATCTTTTGACAAAGACGAAATGGCGCTATCTTCCAAGCAAATTGATTTATCTGATCCAAATGTTGGTCAGACAATTTACGATATTGCTTACCTTTCAATGCCACATAAAATTGCCCTTGAGCGTGCTTCAGATTTTCTTACAGCAGCAGATGATGGAGAGCGTTTAGCCAAACTTCACACGCTTCATCAGGAAGTTCTTAAGAATTTTGGTATTGCTGACGCGCAAGCCACACCACTTTTTGGTCAACTTAAAGACGCCTCAGTAGGTTCAGAAGCAGATCATGGCGTTTACGCTGTTAATGGCGGACGTGATGTTGGCACTGTTGATATGAAGCCAGAATATAGTCAAAATCCTAAATCAATGGCTATTGTTGTTGGACAACGTTACAAAGGCGCCATGCTTGACCTTAAAGATATTCGCAATACATTGCGTGAGACTAAGGCTTATGGTGCTTTATATAGCCCTGCAGATGATTTTTTTACCAGATATACAAATACAATATTTGCCCCATTGGCTCTTCTTTCTCCAGCCTTTGGTCTTCGCGTATCTGCTGGTGAGGCACTTCATCAAGTTATGCGTCGTGGTTTGCCAAGTTATATGAGCAATGTGCTTGCCAATGTTGTCAATAAAATGAGCAAATCACATGCTGACCATTACCTTGACAAGACTGCAATGAAACTTACAGAAACAGATAAAGACGCTATTGAGGCTGAACAAAAAACTGGCGTTGCTAAACCTGTAACTGAAACTGACGTTACCAAGGAACTTAACGACAAAGAAAATAGAATTAAAAAGGCTTACGATACAGCACAAAATGCAGTATCATCTAAGGCTGCTTGGAATAAAGCAGTTAATAATGTTGCTTCTGCGCGTGGAAGATTACTTCCTGCAGGTTGGGAGCCAGGCAAGTTTTCTAAATCTCGTCTTGTTTCTTATCTTGTCAAAGACAAGATTAAACTTATGGATGAATATGAAGATGTATTAGGTACACGCCAACCTACCGCTGGTGTATCATCATCTCACGGTGCTTCACAAGATATGGCCGCTAAAGATGCTATTGACATGTTTGCTAAAACACGTGGACATAGTTCGGTACCTGGTCAAGAACTTGCTGGTTTAACTTCTACAGATCCACACTTTCACGATTATCTTGCCAAAAATATTAACATGGCAGGCGCGGACAAAGCACAACGTGATATTGCACGCGATTATCTTAATCGCATAAAAGATCCTGAATTTCAAGCATTATCTCCAAATGACAAATTTGCAAGCCTTGTAGATGCTCAAGCGGCACGTATTAAAAATCCTAATATGTACAAAGATTACCGCTCTACAATGGATGGTTACACCAAGGCTGTGCCTGAATCATTTGCTAAATCTCAAATAGATTATTTACAAGGCGTTGTTCATGGAACAGATGGAACAATTAATACAAACCTTATTCAAAAGATTGCTAAAGGCGAGCAAGTAACTGGCAAAGAATTACGTAAATTGCCACAAGAATCACTACCCATTAAAGTTCTTGGTCGTCGTATGCAACCTAGACTTTCAGATGCTTTGCGTCAAGTTGAAGAAAAAGGATACCGTAAATTTGTTAATCCAGTAATGGATTTTGTATCTCGTCAACCTTTGTTCAACGATTTTTACGCCCGTCGTCGTATGGCTAATCAGCCATTGATTGATATGGGCCTATTAAGCCGCGATGAGGCTGTACGCCTATCTGCGCTACAGGCTACAAAGGAAATGATACCAGCAATTCACAGCCCCGCTATTCGTAGCCAGTTTGCTGTAATTCACCGTAACTTGCTTCCATTTTACTTTGCTCAAGAGCAGGCTATGCGCCGTGTTGGTCGTTTAATCCTTACACGCCCACAAGCATTTCGTGATTTTCAAATTATCCAACAGGGTATGAACAACCCTGGTTTTGTGCATACGGATGCCAATGGTCAAAAGTACATTGTTTATCCAGGACTTGGTGAATTTGGCAATGCTGTTGGTCGTGGTTTAAATGCCATTGGACTAAAACAATTTTCTGGATTGCCAGAATCTATTACTGGAAATACAGCATCACTTCTTACTGTTCTTCCTGAAATTAAAATGCCAGGCACAAGCCCATTTATTAACCTTGGATTAAGTCAATTAAAAAACAAATTTCCTTGGTTAGATAAGGCTATTAACGTAGCATCTGGTGGCTATCCATCACAAAACTGGATTGATACACTTATTCCTAACTCAACCATGCGTGATTTGTTTAACGCAATGAGTATGGATGATCGTGAATCAACAGTACTTAATTCTAAATTATCTGCTATTGCTTCTGCTTATTACCATGGTGATTTGCCAGAAAATTTTCAATCTTTGCCACCATTTCAACAAGCACAGATTATGGCTAAAATTGAAAACAATGCCAAATCTAACTTAATTATTAAAGGTTTATTTTCATTCTTTTTGCCTTTGGCTCCAACAGTTAGCAACGACGTTTATGATAAAAATTTACAAACGCTTCGTTCTGATTATTTAGCCTTGCTAAATACTAAAGATCCAAACACAAGTGCTAATTATACAGCCGCTAGTGCTTTGGATAAATTTCTTAAAGACACTGGTTCACCAACCAATCCAAACCGAGCATTGGCTTTTACAGTAGCCCGTAGCCAAAATGGCACTAGCGGTGCTTATGTTCCTTTGGCTGATTCAACAATAAGTTGGATTAACGGCAACCAATCATTGTTAAATAACCCATCATATTCATCTGCTGCGCCATATCTTATCCCACAGGTGGCAGACGGTAAAGATGCTTTGTCTGTTGAAAATAAATTGTTACTTGATCATTTTCGATCAAAAGTAACATCTCAAGAATTTCTTACTTCCCTGTATGTCAAACAAGGCTGGCAAGATCTTGCGCAAGATTACACTGATTATCAATCAGCACTTACCACCGCTCGTAAGCAAGGCAATAGGCAAGGTATGTATCAGATTGGTCAAGTTTGGAAACAAATAACTGCTAATTATGGTCAAAGCAATCCTGTTTGGTATGCGGATTACAATAATCCAACTCGACCTGTTCAATCAGCAAAAGTAATTAGCCAATTTCAAGAAATGGATAAAAAAGGTTTATTGCCAGATACACCTGAAGGCAATGGCATTAAATCTTTGCTTGCTAGTTATCAAGATTATCACAATGGTTTATTGTCTAATACAGTCAATGGCCAACATCTTCCAGGTTACTCAAACCTTATGGATGCTTGGTATACATATGTCAACAATTTAGCAACATCAAATCCTCGTTTGCAAAGTGTAATATCAAGCGTATTTAGAAGGGCAGTGTAATGGCTGGTTTAACAAATCCAAATACTGGACAACCAGTAACATTAACTGGTGTTGCCACGCCAACACCAAGCGGAAGCGGCTTAACAAAACCAACAAGTGATTTTGCAGGTTTGGCAGCCATGTCAACCAATCCTTACGCTAATTTAAAAACATACACCAATACAACTTCTACAACTCAAACATCACCACAAGATATTGAGGCTTTGGTAAACGCAACAATGCAGTCAATGGTTGGTCGTAATGCTACCCCTCAAGAATTGCAAACATATGGTGCTGAATTATTAGCAGCAGAAAAAAGCAATTTTGGTACATTTAATGAAACAACAATTTACGGTCCAACGGGTAAAAGAGCCGATGTTACAGGCGGACAAATATCTAGTGGTATTGATGCACAAGGTTTTCTTCAAAGCCTTATTGGTGGTAGCGCAGATGCGCAATCATACAAACTAGCAACTAGTTACTTTTCAGCAATGCAACAAGCATTGCAAAGTCAGGAGAACATTTAATGGCAACTACAAAAAAATCCATTTATGATCCTGCAACAACAACTTTTGATCAAATTACAACTTTGGCCCAAGCACAGGCTGCTGTTGATTACTGGAAAAATCAAATTCAATCTGGTCGTGAAACAAGAGCCAATATTAAATCTCTTGCATTAGCAAGTCAAATTGAAGACAAATTATCTCCAACTACTGCAAGCAATGCAGCACCTATTGCAACATCTGGTCCAACTGTTGCCGAAATGCAAAAACAAGTTGCTGCGGCTCGCGAATCATTAGCACCTAAATCACCAGAAATAACAAATCAAGTTCCCGTTACTACGGCAACACCTAATGCGGGTATCCAAACTACTACTCCCGTTTCAACGCCTACTTCAACGCCTGATAGTGGTACACCGCCAACACCTAAAACACCAACTAATATTTTTAAAACTGTTAAAGGTGTATTTACTTACAACGGTAAGGCTTACACTGGTTTAGATCCAAATACCAATAACTATTACGTTAAAGGCAAACTTCAATCTGACGCAGATATTAAAAATGATTTTATTAAAAACTATGGCGCACAAGCGGCAGCCGTTCTTGCTGTACCAGAACTTTCAAGCCTTGTTACAGATGCAGTTAAAAACAATTATAGCGCAAATCAATACGCCGCACAGTTTCTTAATACAACATGGGCTAAACAACATCCTGGTTCTATTGGTAC